CTGTAATTCTTCTGAAATTTGTATATCTTCTATTCCCATGGTTTTGTCAGTTTACTTTGTTTTTGAGAACAAATCAAGAGGCGGCATGATAACTTTTACATCTTGCGCCATCTCCTCTGCTTTGTACCCTTTAGTTTCCCAGTCTTTTCTTGTCTTAAAAACCTCTCCAGTTTCTTTGTGTCTGTAAGTTTCCTCTACCTTAGCGTCATATACTTTCATTATGTTGTTACCTCTTTCTTAATATTTAGATAGCTAATAGCTACATCAAACGAGTCTGATGTGCTTGATTGTACTTTAAAAGGTGTACCACCTTCTATTATTAGCGGTTGAGTTAATAATTCTGTTGTAACATTAGCAGTTAAAGCTGCAGATTTAATAGCTGTAATACTGTTGTTTGTTACAGTAACAACTGGTGTACCAGCTGATGTAACTAATATTGATTTAATAACTATAGTTTCATTAATTGCAGGAACACCAGCACCTAATGGTGTAAGTGCACTACCACTTGTATCATTATCTATACCTGCAAATTTATATTGGTTTACTACTGCCATTAATCTAAAAAGAAACTTCTAGCTTCTATTTCCTGTTTTAATTCTTCTTGAAATGTAGTGTTAAGTTTTTCCAACACCGCATCTAAATCTCTAACCAAAGACTGTGCTACGTCTTGTTCGTATTCATTACTTGCTCTAGTTAATGTTTGTACTATTTTTGCCATTATAAACTTGCAATGCCTCCTCTAACATAACCAGTTCTTCCTCTGCCGGTTTTATTAGAAAAATTTTCATTAGTGCCTGTATTTTGAGAGGCAAAATTTCCACTACTATTATTATTATTATTATTATCACTATGTATGTTAGGTTGAGTATATGTTTTTTTCTTAGGTGTTGGAGTTGGTTCTGGAAAATAATCAGCACCATGCATTATAACATCATCAATTTTTACAGCACCCGCACCACTATCTAATAATGCTTCTTCATAGTTTCCGTAATTTTTACCATCAACAATTCTATCTGTAATTTTATCTAATCTTTTATTTGCTATTCGTTCTGTTCTAGCATCTTCATAAGCTTGTTGAGTATCATAACCTGTAAATTTTTTTCTATTTTTATTTAAAAAATAAATTGCACCAGCACCCAATGCTAAAGGTGCAATTGCACTACCACCACTAATTAAAGATTTAACACCTGTATTAAGTGCACTTCTTTTTAAGAAGTTTATAGGATTTAAAGATATGTTACCGTCTGTAAAAGGCATACCATATGTATATTTAGGGTTTTGTTGTTGATCTATCCCTAAAAGTTTTGCAGCATAATTTAAACCTACGTCAGTAAGTTTACCTTTTCCGTATTTTAAAGCTATAGACATTAATAAAGATTCCATTATCGTCTTCCTCCAGCATGTATATCTAACCTAAAAGTTCCTAACTTCCAACTGGTATCTACTGCTGTGTTAGATATTGTAAGAGCTATAGCTCTTGCTCTTGCACGTGTATCTACTTTTGTTGTACTTGACGTAACTGTAAAAGGTCCTAATGATGAGCTAACTGCTGTATCACTTGGATAATTTCTTAAATCTAATTGTATAACTGCACTTCCTTGTTGTGATATAAAGTCAGGTATAATTCTACTTACTCTCATAATATTTTCACCATCACCTCTAAGGTCAGCCATGTTTGTAGCGGCTCCTCTTACAACTTTTTGTGTAATGTCATAATCACCTGAAGTAATGTTAGCTGGAATTGCAACAGCATTTGATGCTGCTTCTTGTTGGTTAACACCTGTTTCGTGTTCAAAATATATTGTTACACCATCTGTATTACCAACAACATCGAATGACACGTCGTCATCAGGATTATATTTAGTTGCATGTGGTAAACCAAATACAGCAGAGTCTTCCCATGTTGTTCTAGGAAATAAACTACTTGCATTTGTAAACCATATAGGTCGTTTAGCAGTTGAATCTAGATAACTATATGTTACTGATCTGTTAACATTGTTAGATGTAGCTGTTGGGTAAAACCAAGTAATTTCACCAAACAAGTTATTAATACCACAATACACTAATTGATTAGAGGTAGTGTTAAGATCATCATAAACATAGTCTTCAACCAAACAGTCCATAGATTCTAGCTTACCAGTGTATCTAAAGAAACCATTGTCAGACATCCAATATGCAGCACCATCAACTTCTACGGCTGCATTCTGTCCTATCAATCCACAGTTAGTACCAACTTGTTCAAAAGCAAATGTAAAAGGAGTTCCAACAAAACGCATGGTAAATAACGCAGTATCAGACCAAACATAAATTGCATTTCTACCGAGTACAGCACCCATGATCCGTGATCCGGCGGCCAGTCTTTGTGTACCAGCACTATTCTCAGCTGTAGGTGCATAATCATTAATATTTTCTTGAGACGAAAATCTTATAAACATATCATCTTGTGTAGTTTTATCACCTATAGTTGTTTCTGTTCCAAAAAATACTAAGTGACGGTCGGGAGTTGACACTAACATATCACGTGACGCTGTCGGTGCACCTGATATAATAGTTGCTCTTGTTGCTGTTGCATTTGTTGCATCACCGTCCCATTCAAAACATTCTCCGTTATGTATTAATGCTATAAGTGTGCTTCCTAAATTATCCAAAGACCATAGACCAGGATCAATTACTTGGTCGGTGTTAGCTGCAGCTGATCCCCAACCAGTCCAACTAGATGAGTTAGTAACTGTTGCACCATTACTGTGTGCTGCTCTTGTTGATCCTCTTGCTGCTCTTGTTATACCTGTTAAATTATTTCCTGACACACCGGTGTATGAAATTTCTTCTGTTCCTACTTGAATATAGTTTGTTCCTGTAGAAGGAAAACCAGTTGTGTCTGTTAATGTAATACTTGTTCCTGTTCCACCTGTACCATTTGCATCATCTAATAAAGCACCGTTTAAAGTATTAGTCAAAGATCCTAGTAAATTACCACCCCACAATGCTATACCCCAACCAAATGCACCAAGTTGTTCTGGAGGTCCTACGTGGTAGTATTGATAATAAGTAATTCCTCCTGATGTAGTTGCACCTGAACCTGTTTCATTAGAAGGCATTGTAATAGTAATTTCATCATCTGCTGGAACTGATGTGACCATAAATTTTTTGTCATTAAAATCAGATGCTCCAAAATTAGAATTAGTTATTGTAGAAAAACTACCTAGTAATATTATATCTCCTGCTACAAAACTATGTGGTGTTGGAAATGTAATAGTTACAGTTGGTGATCCGTTAGTCGTGCTAAATGCATTTGTAAGAGCTGTGCCTGATGGATTAACTAAAGGATGTATGTCGTAGTACACCCCACCAGAATATACATATAAAATTCTGTTAGTTCCTAAAACTGAAAATTTTGTAGAATCTTTGTTTACAAAATGATGCAAACCTCTAGTAGCACCTGTTAATTTATCCTGACCTAATTGATTCCAACCACCTATTTTTTCAGGTGTGCCATATCTAAAACGTACATTTTCGCCGTCTGTCCATTGTGACTCTGCGCCGGTAGATGTAACTTGTTTGTTGAATCCTGGTAAAAACCCTAATTTTTGTAACATATAAAATCCTGTTTATTAGGTGTTATATCAGATTGTAGGTGATTTCAATAGGTTTTAAAGCAGAGGGAATCAGTGGTGGATCATCCCCCTGCAAGCCTAATGTATAGACTATTTTTTAATTTTTGTCAACTTAACACCTTTAAACCAGGCAGGTGTGCCTAACAAAGGTCGTTTGTCTAAGTAGTTTTCTTTAGCTGTTTTAGAACTAGCTTTATTATAATGTAAAAATACTTGTCCACAGTTCTTACCTTTAAATTCTTCTCTCCAATGCTCTAAATCACAACCAGAATAGATTAACATGTCTCCTGGTTCAAGGTCGACTTTAATACCAGCCTGACCTGTCTTACCCGTTGGATCTAAATAAATTGACCAAGGATCACCACCTAAATTTAAAGTTGTAGATATCTCACATGAGTATCTATCTTTATGTCTAGCTAGTACATCACCTTGTTTATAAATTCTTGCGTAGGAATACGTAGGACTTAACTTAATTCCAGTGTGTTTTTCCATAACTGGTTTTACTTGTTGTAATAAAGTTTCCAT